TTCCTTTTCTGTTTTGTTGAATCGGTATTGATTCAACTGGTACCCAGTGTAGCAGATAACGTGTTATGCGCAAGCATTTCGTGGTTTTTGGTGGTTTGTTATAGGATTCTATAACTTTCTGACCCCACCTACCCCCCACCCACCGCTTGACACAACGGGACTCCTCACGTCCTATGTATTACTAATACGCTCAAATAATCCCTATCTCCACGAGTTTGCGTATCATTTTGTATTTTCTGACAGTATCTAATGGTTTTTACAGCAGAAGCACCCCACCCCCCTCTACACAGGAGACCCCCCACCCCAAAAATAAAAGTCCCAGCAAAAAATTTTTTGTTTGTCAAGGGACTGAAATACCGGGTTTGAGGTACCCCCGTACGTGCTGCGTAACCCGTTCATTCTATTGGGTTATTCGGTTATTTGGTTATTCACCGTACTGGCAGCTCTGGCATGTAAGTACTTGTAGAAAATTTGGTTACACAGAAGTATTTACATGGGGGTGTCCATAAAAACACGTACATAGCGTTTTGGACTTTTTGGTCTTTTCATTTGTTTGTCCTCCGTGGTTTTTGGTGTATATTCGCGCCAACGGCTACTAGCCAACAACACAGTCCGTGCCTATGACTTTGTTCGTCGAACCTGAACTCGGTGTACCTCTTGTGGATGACGTGCCGAACGTCGATCTGAAGGAGCGTGCGGAAGCAGCGTGTAATACGGCACTGAAATTGGCAGACCACGGCTTAGACTTAGAACCTACGGCGGAAGATGAAGATGCTGCTGCGAAACTTGCTATCGCTTACGCTGACGATCCTGAAAAAACTTCTAAGAAAGTTACTACGAAGAAAGCGGCGACGCTTACCCCTGCCTCCATTGTTCTAACCAACAACATCCTACAAGAGTTCGGACACTCTGTTGCAGAAAGTGCTACGCAGATCCGTTACCTCGTTACCAACAAACTACTGCTTGAGTCGGAGAACGACGACCCGCGCATACGGATTCGGGCGTTGGAGCTTCTGGGTAAGATCTCAGATGTGGGGCTGTTCGCAGAGAAGACAGAAGTGACGGTAACGCACCAGTCAACCGAAGATCTGCGTAACAAGTTACGTGGTAAGTTAGAGAAGTTGGTGCAGCCAGTAGACGACATAGCAGAGGCTGACTACGAAGACATTGTGCTGGATGGTGAGGCGCTGGACTTAGAGGGCGAGCTAGGTATTCAAGAGTACGATGATTGAGGCCGTTCCCGATTTTACCGAGGAAGAAGTCCAAAACATGCTGGATAACCTCGACGCTTTTTCTGATGAGGAAGTTGTCGAGATAAATCGCATCGTAGACGAGCTTGCAGCGCGGCAGGCTAACAAGGCAGCGCATGACGACCTCATAGAATTCTGTAAAAGGATGCAGCCCGACTATATTGTAGGCAAGCACCACCGCATTCTGGCGGATATGCTGATGGCTATTGAGGCGGGTGACAAAGACCGTATCTGCGTCAACATCCCACCCCGTCACGGCAAGTCCCAACTTGTCTCTATTTTCTTTCCGGCATGGTTTTTAGGGCGAAATCCCGGCAAAAAAGTGATGATGGTGTCGCATACCACTGATTTGGCAGTAGATTTTGGTCGAAAAGTGCGAAATCTCATCTCTACAGAGGCATATCAGGCCATTTTTCCCACCGTTCAGCTTGCGAGCGACTCAAAATCAGCCGGTAGATGGAACACAAACGTCGGCGGCGAGTACTATGCGTGCGGTATTGGCTCTGCACTGGCTGGTCGTGGTGCTGATTTGCTGTTGGTGGACGACCCACACTCGGAACAAGACGTAATCAACGGCAATTTTGCTGTTTTTGAGAAGGCATACGAGTGGTTTACGTTCGGTGCGCGTACTCGTCTGATGCCGGGAGGGCGTGTTGCTATAATCCAGACCCGTTGGCATATGGATGATTTAACGGGGCGCGTTACACGCGACATGACACAGAATGACAGGGCGGATGAGTACGAGGTCGTCGAATTCCCTGCCATACTGGAGATTGAGGACGAAGAGACGGAGGAGATTGTAGAAAAGCCGCTGTGGCCTGAGTTCTTTGACCTAGAGGCACTGCTGCGAACTAAGGCGTCCATGCCGACATTCCAGTGGAATGCTCAGTATCAGCAAACACCCACGGCGGAAGAGGCTGCGCTGGTCAAGCGGGAGTGGTGGCAGATATGGGAGCAGGAACGGCCTCCGAGTTGTGAGTACATTATTATGTCGTTGGACGCGGCAGCAGAGAAACACAACCGTGCGGACTTTACGGCGTTGACTACGTGGGGTGTATTCCTGTACGAAGAGACTAACAACTACAATATCATCCTGCTGAACAGTATAAAGAAGCGCATGGAGTTCCCAGAGCTGAAAGACATGGCGCTGGAAGAGTATAATGAGTGGGAGCCTGATGCGTTCATCGTAGAGAAGAAATCATCGGGTACGGCGCTGTATCAAGAGATGAGGCGTATGGGACTGCCAGTTTCGGAGTACACACCCCACAGAGGGTCAGGCGATAAACTTGCACGCCTAAACTCAGTATCTGATATTATCGCGTCTGGTTTGGTGTGGGTTCCTCCTACGCGATGGGCAGAAGAGGTAGTTGAGGAGATTGCCGGGTTTCCGTTTATGAGCAATGATGACTTGGTTGACTCGACGGTTATGGCACTCATGCGCTTCAGGCAGGGTGGGTTTATACGACTGCCGACAGATGAGCCGGAAGAACAAAGATACTTCAAACGACGTGGAAGCGGGTTCTACTAGAGATAGATTATGGCTATAGAAAAAAGTTTGTACGCAGCGCCTGAAGGTATTGACGCAGCCACAGAAGACGACGACTCCACTCTGGAGATTGAGATTGTCGATCCTGAGATGGTTGTGTTGGATGACGGTAGTGTAGAAATCACTATCATCCCTGACGCAGAACCCACAGACATGCTCCCCTTCGATGCTAACTTGGCGGAAGTGTTGGATGACAGCGTGCTGGCTGAACTTGCTGACGAGTTAGTAGGGCTTGTATCCGCCGACTATGATAGCCGTAAAGATTGGGCCGATAGTTTTGTTAAAGGCTTGGATGTATTGGGCTTCAAGTACGAGGAGCGTACAGAGCCGTGGGATGGTGCGTGTGGTGTGTACTCTACAGTGCTCGCTGAAGCAGCCATACGCTTCCAAGCAGAGACCATGTCCGAGACGTTCCCTGCCGCTGGGCCTGTGAAAGTCAAAATTCTTGGGGAAGAAAATAAGGATAAGGAAGAAGCCGCAGACCGCGTAAAAGCGGATATGAACTACGAACTCACTGAGCGCATGGTGGAGTACAGGTCAGAGCACGAACGCCTGTTATACAGCCTTGGCTTGGCTGGTAGTGCGTTCAAGAAGGTATATTTTGACCCGAATATAGGCCGACAGGTCGCCATGTACATACCTGCGGAAGATGTCGTCGTGCCGTATGGCGCGTCTCATATAGAAACCGCAGAACGTGTTACGCACATCATGCGTAAGACTAAGAATGAGTTGAAGAAGCTACAGGCTGTTGGGTTCTATAAAGAAGTAGAATTGGGCGAACCGCAGCCGTACCACACAGATATTGAAGAGCGTAAGGCCGAAGAAGGTGGCTACTCGCTGACAGACGATGATCGCTATTCGCTATACGAGGTACATGCCGATTTAGTTATTGATGATGTTGACGAAGACGATGACGAGATAGCCAAGCCATACGTGGTGACGCTAGAACGCGGCACAAATCAGATTCTCTCTATACGCCGAAACTGGAACCCCGATGACCCGCTAATGTTGAAGCGGCAACACTTCGTACACTATGTGTATGTGCCCGGATTTGGGTTCTATGGGTTGGGTCTGATACATATAATAGGGGGGTACGCTAAGGCGGGTACGTCTATTATACGGCAACTGGTGGACGCTGGTACATTGGCAAACCTGCCGGGGGGTCTGAAGTCTCGTGGGTTGCGTATCAAAGGTGACGACACGCCGATTGAACCCGGAGAGTTTAAGGACGTTGATGTACCGTCTGGCAGCATACGCGACAACATTCTGCCGCTTCCTTATAAAGAACCAAGCCAAACGCTACTTGCGCTACTAGAACGAATTACAAATGAAGGTCGTAGGTTAGGCGCTATCAGCGATATGAACATCTCTGATATGTCGGCAAATGCTCCTGTAGGCACTACACTTGCTTTGTTAGAACGTACGCTTAAACCTATGGCTGCGGTACAGGCCCGTGTCCACTATGCCATGAAGCAGGAGTTCAAACTGCTCAAGGCCATCATGGCGGAACATGCGCCGGAAGAGTATGCGTACGAGCCGGTACGTGGTGAGGTAAGTGCTCGTGTTGCAGACTATATGTCGGTCGATGTCATACCCGTCAGTGACCCGAACAGCTCTACGATGGCGCAGCGTGTTGTGCAGTACCAAGCGGTATTGCAGATGTCGCAGTCTGCGCCACAGATATATAATTTGCCCCAACTACACAGGCAGATGATCGAAGTGTTGGGGGTTAAGAACGCAGACAAACTTGTTCCGACAACCGATGATGCCAAACCTACAGATCCAGTAAGTGAAAATATGGATGCGTTGGTTGGTAAGCCCATGAAAGCGTTTATTTATCAAGATCACGAGGCGCATATCGCAACGCACCAAGCGTTTATGCAAGACCCACAGATCATGCAGATGATCGGGCAAAACCCCCAAGCGAAGCCAATTATGGCTGCGTTACAGGCGCATATTGCAGAACACCTTGGCTTCAACTACCGCAAGCAGATGGAAGAGAAGCTGGGCGCGCCGTTGCCCCCACCGAACGAAGAGTTGCCTGAGCAAGTTGAGGTTAATCTTGCTAAGTTGGTCGCTGATGCAGGTAAACAACTTACACAGCAGCACCAGCAGCAAGCAGCGCAACAGCAAGCGCAGCAGAAGGCTCAAGACCCTGTTGTACAAATGCAACAGGCCGAACTACAGATCAAGCAGCAAGAAGTGCAGCGTAAAGCGGCTAAAGACCAACTAGACGCTCAGATGAAGCAGGCTGAACTGGAGTTGAAGGCCAGAGATCAGATGCAAGACGCTCAGATAGATCAGGCTGAACTGGCCTTGAAACAGCAAGAACTGCAAATTGACGCACAGAAAGTAGGCGCTAAACTTGCCGCAGATAGAAGGAAGGACAACACAAAACTAGATCTTGATTTACTCAAGACAATGAAGGACTCCAACAACAATAGAGGCCAATAATGGCTGTAACCGTCTTAGACGTGCTGAAAGAACGAATCGAGTCCGATAAGGACTCCGCACTACAATTTCTCAGTAGTGGGGGAGCTAAAGACTTCTCCATGTACAAAGAAACCACAGGTTTGATTCGAGGTCTCGAAACCTGTCTGGGCTATGTAGATGACCTCTCGCGCAAAATGGAGTACGACGATGAGTGAAGCTGTTAACACAGTTGAAACCGCTGAAGAGTTAGAAGCACAGCTACCTATACCTGTAGGCTATAGAGTGTTGGTTGCACTACCGCAGATCGAAGAAACCTTCGATGGCACTGACCTGCTAAAGACTGACACTACAAAAAATCAAGAGTATGTAATGTCGATCATCGGCCTTGTAATGGATATGGGCGAACAAGCCTACAATGACGCTGAGAGGTTTCCTACTGGGCCTTGGTGTAAACAAGGTGATTATGTGATGTTTCGTGCTAATTCAGGCACTAGGTTTAAGGTTGGTGACGTAGAGTACCGTTTGATGAACGATGACTCTATCGAAGCTGTTGTAGCAGATCCCCGTGGTGTAACACGAGCGTAAGGAAGATAGATGCCGTTTCAAAAAGTTGAGTATAGCTTTCCCGACGAAGAGAAGAATACTTCTATAGAAGTGGAGGACTCTGGTGAAGTCGAGATTGACCTTTCTGGTAAAAAGACTGCGGAAGAGTATGCAGATACTCCGGTCGAACCTGAAGTTGAGGTTGAAGAGCCTAAAGCAGAGCTGGAAATCGAAGTTGTCGATGACACGCCAGAGGCTGATCGTGACCGTAAGCCATCTAAACCCCCGTCTGATGTCACGGATGAGGAGTTGGAAGGCTACTCTGAGAAAGTACGTAACCGAATCAAACACATCAGCAAAGGCTACCACGACGAACGACGTGCCAAAGAATCCGCCCTCAGAGAGCGACAAGAGCTAGAAGCCCTAGCACAAAGGCTTGTTGACGAAAACAAAGAGCTAAAGGGCAACGTAACTAAAAACCAAGAGGCATTACTTGAGCAGGCAAAACGTAATGCAGCTATTGAGATAGAAAGTGCCAAACGCTCCTATAAAGTAGCATATGATAGTGGCGACTCAGAGGCAGTACTCGAAGCGCAAGATAAGTTAACCAGCGCAAAGATAAAGTCGGATAAACTAAATAACTTTAAGATACCGGCTTTACAGGACGAAGAAACTGCTGTACAAGACACACAAGAACCTGTTACACCGCAATATACTCGTGATAACAGGGCCGAAGAGTGGCGAACAGCTAATCCTTGGTTTGATGAAGACCCCGAAATGCAAAGTTTTGCATATGGAGTGCATCATAAATTGATAAAAGAGGGCGTAAGTCCTCAAAACGAAGAATACTACGAGCGCATTGACGCCCGTATGCGAGAGGTATTCCCCGGTTATTTCGGAGAAGTCCCTTCAGAGGTACGAGAAGAACGAAAGCAACAGCCAAATGTGGTTGCACCCGCAACGCGGAGCACAGCGCCTAAAAAGGTGACATTATCGCAGACACAGGTTGCACTTGCTAAACGGCTTGGAGTACCGCTGGAAGAATACGCCAGACAGGTTGCACTAGAAGCGAGGAAAAACTAATGGCTGAAAACAGAATCAAACGAGACAACACAACTCGTGAAACGGAAACTCGTAAACGATCTTGGCAGCGACCGGAGGTATTACCTACTCCTGAGCCAGAAGATGGTTATGCGTTCCGTTGGGTTCGTGTGTCTATGTTAGGTCAGGTAGATGCTACTAATGTATCCTCAAAACTACGCGAAGGTTGGGAACCCGTAAGGGCCGAAGACTACCCACAGTTCACAGTGTTGAACGTGGAGCAGGAAAGGTTTGCTGATAACATCGTCCAAGGCGGACTCATGTTGTGTAAAGTACCTCAAGAGATCGTAGATGAGAGAACCGCACACTATGAGCAGCAATCCAGAAACCAAATACAGTCTGTGGATAACAACCTGATGCGTGAAAATGACGCACGTATGCCTTTGTTTAACGAAAGAAAGACAAAGGTGACTTTTGGCAACGGAACTTAATAGGAGCTAAAAATGGCTTATCCTACTGTAGATGGCCCTTATGGGCTTGTTCCGGTCAAACTGTTAAGTGGTGTACCTTATGTGGGTACCGTACGGCACTACAGCATTGCTAGTGGCTACGGAACCGCAATCTTCTACGGGGACGCTGTTAAGCTAGTGACCGGAGGCACCGTTGAGCGTGATACGTTCGACGCTGCTATGACTCCAATTGGAGTCTTCATGGGTGTTTCATACACCGATCCCAACACTAATCAAAAGACCTTTAGGCAAAACTACATTGCTAGCACC